GCAGCAGGTCGCAGGACCAGGCATCATGCCCGCGAGCCTCGAATGCGCGACGAACGGTCCCGGAGAACTCGCAAGCAACAAGAACCCGCATCACTGCACCCCCTCAATCTTCATTCCCACCAACACGACACGCTTCCCGTCGGGCAGCGCCTCCCAGTGCTTGACCTGCACGACGTCGCCCCGATCAGGCTTCACGTTCAGGACGAACTCACCGTCGCGGGTCATGTATCCGCCGGTGATCGTTGCGTTGAAGCGGGTCATGCGACGAACCTCCGCAGGGACCGCTCGTATTCTTTCGCCTTGCCCGTCGGGCGGTAGACGATGGCGCGGTGGCCGGCGCAGTAGCTCGTCGCCCCGTCGCACGGGTTGCAACACGATTGCCCGTCGTCGAGAATCCACGAGCACTCGCGCATGGTCCGCGACAGGAACGGGCGCGCGGCCATGATGTCGACCACCACCGGCACCGCGATCACGGCCTCGACACGCGGCGGTCTGGGCGGCCTCACCACCTTGAACTTCTTGACGCGCTGAGGCTTGGGCGCAGCGGGGCCTCGCGTACCCCGGACCATCGCACCCTCGCGCTTCAGGCCCATGCGCCACAGCCGGCCGCACACGGCGTTCCGGGTCAGGCCAAAATATCCAGCGATCTCAGTCGCTGACTTACCCTCGCGCCACAGATCGTGCGCCACACCGTCGTTCCACGCGTTCATGCCGACACCCGTTCGGCGACCCAGGCGCGCAGCTCGGGGGCGAGGGTGTAGCAGCCGGTGCCGTATGCGTTACTGATCCCGCCGGGCGCCTTGAAGTCGGCAAACCGGCGACGCAGTTGCGACAGGCAAACCTTGACGCTGGCGAGGTCGGGCCCGTCACCGCAGTCCCGCTCAAACACGTTGAGGTAAATCGCCGTCGTCGAGATGGGACGGGTCGCGCCCATCAGCAGCGCTAATGTGCCGGCCTGCTTGGGCGAGAGGCCGAAGGCGTGGCGAAGCTGTGTCTTCTGGTCGACGGTGCCAGTCAGTTCGCTCAGACGCTCGCGCAGGTACTCGACCTCAGCGCGGAGGGATTCGATAGTTGCGGTCATGCCGCTTGCTCCTGTGATTGAGTGAAGCGGCGAGAAACAATGTTCCACCACTTTCCGTTTTTCTTCACGCCGATGAAGGCGGGCTGCGAAAGCTCGCTCCAACGCACGAGGGCTTCTTCGATCGTGTCCGGCACCGGCATCTGCCCGCCATGCGCCTGCCACCACTTCTCGGCGCGGTATCTGCCCGGTCCTGAGTGCTCGAGCAGAACCCACTCCGGGTACGACATGAGCCCCGCCGAGTAGGTCACCCGCAGACTGTCCGGCGATCCGGCCTTGACGTGCCGACGACCCATCCAGGTGACGACCGGGATCTCCTCCGGCGGCTGGTTGCGCAGATCCCGCGAGAGGATCGCGACGTCGTCCGCCTCAGCGTCGTGCCGGGCCTTGTCGAGCGTCCATTCGTGGCCACAGAAGGCGCACGTCTGGGCGTTGAGCGCGGCGAGGGACTTGCAGGTCGGGCACTCCTTGGCGCGGACGTCATCAGGGCGAACCTGCACGATGCCTGTGCGACGCTTCGGATCGGGGGGAGCGATCGTGTCGATCGGACCGTGCCGACGGAAGTTACCGGCGTAATCAAGGCAAAGGCAGTCCGGCTTGGCGCTTCTGGCGATGGCGTCACGACGGTCCGCGTCAGTGTGCGCTTCGTCGTTCTCGTTGAACCCGGCAGGCCAGATGGGGCGAGTGCCGCGACCGACAATCTGGATCAACAGGCCCGGCGAAAGCGTCGGGCGGAGCATCGCAATCAGGTCGACACGCGGGGCATCGAAGCCCTTGGTGAGCAGGTCCGCATTGCACAGGGCCTGAATGCGCCCGGCCTTGAAGTCCTCGATCAGTTGATCCCGGTTCGGTGTTTCGTGAGAGACGCACGCTGCGTTCACGCCCTCGCTCCGCAGCACCTCGGCCACGCGGTTGGCGTGCTTCACTCCGCAGGCGAAGATCAGCCACGATCGCCTGTCGTGCGCCCTTGCCTTCATGTCGGCGACAGCGGCGCGGACAACGTCGTCCTGTTCCTCTGCGGCATGATTGAGGGCGCCGCTGACAAACTCCTCGCCGCGGCGCGAGACCGAAGACACGTCCAGTTGAGCCGAGCCGTTGCGCGACACGAGCGGAGCCAACCAGCCGGCCTCGATGCCGGGGCCAACGCCGAACGAGTAAACGGTCTCGTCGAACAGGTGTCCCGGCCCGTCCAGCCGTCCGCCCTTCATGCGGAACGGCGTCGCGGTGAGTCCTCCGACGCGAAGATCTGGCGTGGTCTCAGCGAGGCCGGCGAGGAGGGTCTGATACATGCCCTCGCCCTCGGGCGGGATCATGTGGGCTTCGTCGACAAGGATCAGGTCACGACGACCCAGTTCCTTCGCGCGCTTGAACACACTCTGGATGCTGGCGAACGTCAGCGGATTGTGGGCGTCACGGCGACCGAGGCCTGCGGCATACACGCCGGCCGGAGCCTGCGGCCAAGCCCTGAGCATCGCCTTGTAGTTCTGGCCAACGAGCGTCTTGCTGTCGACCAGCGTGAGGATGCGCATTCCAGGGTATGCGGCGAGCAGTTCCTTGCAGAGGGTGGCGACGACCACGGACTTTCCGAGTCCGGTGGCGAGGTCGATCAGGCCATTGCCGCCGCCGTTGCTCCAGTAAGACATGAGCGCGTCGATCGACTCGCGCTGATATGGGCGAAGAACAGTCAAAGCAGCCTCCCCTTCCGGCGCGAGAACACCAGCGGGTCGGCATCCTTCTTGCTGCTGTTGCAGGAGCCGCAGAGCAGTTGAATGTTGCGCCGATCGCCCGTCCCGCCCTTGGAGACCGGGATGATGTGATCGATCGTCAGCTTGACCTTGCGGCGGCACTCGGCGCAGCGGTTGCCCTGCATCGCGCGGATGTCGGCAATGTCTTGGGCCGAGATCGGAGGATGTTCGGCGACGCGCACCTTCCGGCGGTAGCGCACGGCTGCAAGAATATCCGGGTTGGCTCGGCACCACTCGCGGTACGCGGTCGGATTGTCGCGCTTCCACTGGCGCGCGTAGGCGCGGTAAGCCTCAGCGTTCTTCTCGTAGTTGCGACGGTTGTTTTCCTTGACGCGGTCGGGGTTGGCTTCGCGCCACTTTCGGTTCCGTTCCGCATCATCCGCAGGCCTCCACCCCTTGAGGCATTCTGTGCAGTGCGCGCGAACGGTGCGCGGCACGACGTGACCGTGCTTGCAAGGCTTGCCGGTGAAGTACCGCTTCGCACCGAGCGCCACAGCCTCGGCCCTGGTCGACGGAAGAGCACTCACCGCGCACCCCCATCCACCCAAGTGTCGCCCGTGGCGAGCCGGTACGTCACCCGCTCGTTTTCATGGTCCACATCCACTTGCTCGCCGGGAATGGTGGTCGGGTTGAACAAATGTTGGGGGCAAGCAGCCTTCTGCTCGTCCAGCGTCAGGTCACGGTTCCACCGCGAACAGCTCCAGCGCGCGTCGCCGTCCAGATGCGCAGTCGAGTGAAGACACGACCGGCACGAGCGCGCCGGCATGAGCCCGTCGTTCGGAGCGCAGCCGTAGCCCGCCTTCAGGAAATAGACCGGACACGAACACGCCGGGCGACGATCGCTCGTCACGATGCGCTCGGCCTTCAGCATCAACTGAGTGGCGAACAGGGCGTCGTACTCGATGCGCTCGACGTAGAGGCTGTCATCATTCTTGTTGACCGCGCAGTACAGCGCCCGCGTCAGCCCCTGACAGTGCAGGTACGTCTGGACCTGGGCGTAGTGCTCCGGCTTGCCCTCACGAACGCAGCCTGCCTTCAGCAGCGCCTTGAACGCGCGGTCGTTCATGCTCTTGGCCTCGAAGACGTGCATGGTCTTCGGCGCTTCCGGCACGCCCATGACCTTGCCGTCGGTGCGGCCGGATGCGTGACCACCTGCGAACACGATGCGCCATTGCTCGCCCGTCTCAGGGTCGAGGTCGTCGACGATCATGCCGGCGTCGCGGAGCCGCTGAACGAGGCGGGTCTCCCAGTGCTCGCCGGTCTCGAATATCGAGAGCTTTTGAGCGTCAAAAATCTCAGCGGGGAACAGCCAGCGAAACTTGTCCCATTGCATTTTTTCGCAAGATCCAAGGCCCGACGCGGCAAGGCGCGGGTGCTGGTCGCGGCGCTGTTTGCTTTCCAGCGCGGCGAAGATCGCGCGGGCCGTGGCGGGGATGGTTTGCGGAATCTCAGCCACAGGTCACCTGCGGGCATGAGGGGCAGCCGCACTTGCACCGGGGATTGGCGCGCTCCTCGCGAGCCTCTTGCTCGCGCGCCCAGACCTCAGCCGGGGTCATGTCGCCATGCTCCGACCAGTGGTCGTCGGCCTCGTCCTCGGTCATCTCGCGGGCGGCCATCACACCTCTCCCCGAAAAGCACGGTCGAGCAGGCGCTGTGCGTGGCTGATCTCGAGGCGACCGGCGGTCATGAAGCCGCCCTCGAACTCGATCTTGGCTTGGCGAACGATCTCGGCCACCTGGGTAAGCAGGTCGACCTCATCCTGTCGGCCATCGACAGGGCGCAGTTGTTCGGTCATCGTCAGGGGCTCCTGCGATGCTGTTGCAATACAGCGGGTTGGAAGGGTCTGCCGGTCGGTCCGGTGTGGTAATCAGTCCGACCGGCAGATGTTCAGTTTAGGCAGCCTTCTTGCCCCAAGGGGTCGAGGCTGTGGCCGGAGCGGTCTGCGTGGTCGCGGGCCCGGCGGAACCGACCGCCTTGTAGCCCTTGACCTGGTTGCTCTCGCCGTACTCACCCTTGGCCGGCTGGATCGCGACGGTGATCTCGCACGGCTTGAAGTGCAGGCTCTCGCTGTTCGACAGGACGCCCGTGTGGCCGACGGCCGCACAGATGCGCTTGAGCGAACGCTCGGCGATGGACTGCGCGTCGGGGTTGGAGTTGATGATGTTGAGATTTTCCCAGACCCGGCGCTTGGCCTTGGGTCCGTCGATGATCTCCCAGGTCAGGCGGAGCATCTTGCCGCCCGTGCGCGTGTCGGCGAGCGAGGACTCAATGATCTGGGCGACGTAGTTGCCGGCCTCGAGGATCTCGCGATCATCGGTGACGGCGTCGGGGTTGAATGAGCCGAGTTCGGCCATTTGTGTTCTCCGTTGGAAGCTAGGCCGCCTCAGCGGCGGGTTGACCGGCGGATGCCGATGGGAAGAACGGTGCCAGCGCGGTGAAGCCCTGCCCCCGCTGGTAGATGATGCGCGCGGGCATGTTGTACCGATTGCCGGCGGTGAACGCGGGCTTGCCCTCGGTGTAGATCCAGCGCGTATCGCCGCCGTCGGCGCGGGCGCGTTCGCCCTTGCCCTCGGTCTTGATCGTCACGTCCTTCTTGACCAACAGGATGGCGTCGACCTCGCGCTTCAGCAGCGCCTCAGCCCGCTTGTGCAGGTCGATGTCGTAGCGGCTGTAGGACTGCGTCTCGGGATCATCAAAGCGGCTGATGATCGCGTGACCGACCAGCACGACAGCCATGCCGCGCTCGTTGCGCAGGTAGTTCAGGCCGTCGAGCACCTGGAGCCAGAGATTGTCGGCCTCGATGTAGCCCTTGCCATAGCCACCACCTGCCAGCTCGATCGTCTTCACGTTCGAGTCGCGGCAGACCTTGTCCCAGACCAACTTCTGCAGGGCCGAGACGCTGTCCAGCACGACGGTCTGGAAACTGTGCTCCTCCTGGGCGAGCGAGGCGATCGCCTCGACCACGCTCTCGAACGTGTCCAGCGTGCCAAAGCTGTCGAGCACAAGGTCGCCGCTCTCGCCGCGCTCCGTCTGCAGGAACACCGGCGCCGGGAACTCGGCGGCGAGCGTCGTCTTGCCCATCTTCTCGGGCCCATAGATCAGCAGCCGGGGCGGCTGA